TGCGCGGGAATTATTGCGTACTTAATCCTTTAAATAAACAAAGTAACCTAACCTTATCAAGTGCAAACTTAGACACATCAAGCCCCGCCGTTGGAACATGGAGGTCAGTAGTTTCAACGGTAGCAATGACATCGGGTAAATGGTATTGGGAGGCAACTGCTGGAGCTACTGGGGCTGGGAATCATTATTTTGTTGGCATTGCGTCTACAAGTTTTAATGCTTTAACAGACAATGTATTTTTAGGAAGCACAACAGATTCTTGGAGTTATTATGGAAACAATGGAACAAAATATAACAATAGCTCCTCCGCTGCCTATGGCGCAAGTTACACAACCAATGATGTAATTGGTATTGCTTATGATGCTGGGGCTGGAACTCTTGCGTTTTATAAAAATGGAGTAAGCCAAGGTACTGCATTTACTGGATTGAGTGGCGCAATGGTTGCTGGAACTAGTGCATATAACGGGTCTGGCATGTACCATAACTTTGGTCAGCGCCCATTTGCCTACACCGCCCCGTCAGGTTACAAAGCCCTCTGCACACAGAACCTGCCCACGCCAACAATCAGCAACGGCGCGAACTACATGGCGGCTAGTCTGTATACCGGAACAGGCGCAAGTCAAACGGTAAGCAATGCGGTCAATAGCATTTCGTTCCAGCCTGACATGGTATGGATCAAGTCGCGCTCTGCTGCTACCAATAACAAGCTGACGGATTCTGTTCGTGGTACTACCAAAGCACTCATATCTAATACGACCGGCGCTGAAACAACCGACACCAATGGTTTGACTGCATTCGGTGCGTCGGGCTTTACTGTTGGCGCAGACACCGTCTACAACAACTCAGGCGCAACTTATGTCGGCTGGAACTGGAAAGGTGGCGGCACTGCGGCATCAAACACTAGCGGCACAATTACTTCATCAGTAAGTGCAAACACGACTGCTGGCTTTAGCGTGGTGACTTATACGGGCACTGGTGCTAATGCCACGGTGGGGCATGGGCTAGGTGTTGCGCCAGCAATGATTATTTTGAAATCAAGAAGTGCTGTGACTGATTGGAGGGTGTACCAATCTTCAGTCAATGGTGGGGTTAATCCTGCAAACTACACGCTCAAGTTAAATACAACTGGCGCTTTGGCAACCGATTCAACAATTTGGAACAATACCGCTCCAACATCATCAGTCTTCAGTATTGGCTCTAATGTTGAAATAAACACAAATGGAAACAACTATGTCGCCTACTGCTTTGCCCCCATCTCAGGCTACTCAGCCTTTGGTAGTTACGTTTCTAATGCTACAACGGATAATGCATTCGTGTATTGCGGCTTCCGCCCAAGATGGCTAATGGCTAAGAACTCCACTGCTGGAGGCAATTGGATTTTGGTCGATTCATCTAGAAACACCTACAACGTAATTGGTGAAGAATTGCTACCAGATTCAAGTAGCGCCGCAGGCTCCTTCACACTTCTAGATTTCACGGCTAACGGGTTCAAGATTCGTACTGGAACTTTAGAACCGGGGGCTTCTGGCACATACATTTACGCCGCCTTTGCAGAAAACCCCTTCACCCTTTCCCGAGCGAGGTAATCATGTTTTATCACGCAGCATCGAATCAGTACATCAATCAAGGCGCGGCCTTTGAGATTGATGGCGTTCAATACCCGCAGAATTGGTTGAACCTAACATCAGCAGAAGAGAAGTCTTCCGTCGGACTTGTTGAGGTTGTGACCTCTGGCCTGCGCCAGGATGACAGATTCTATTGGGTGAGCGAAAGCTTATCTGGCAATGTTCTTACCATCACCAGCACACCGAAAGACCTTGATAGTCTGAAAGCGCAGTGGGTAAAGCAGATCAACCAAATCGCCTACACCATGTTGCTGCCTAGCGACTGGATGGTTACCAAGGCGCTGGAGACATCCACCACCGTGCCTGCTGCATGGTCTGCTTATCGCGCCGCGGTTCGCTCTGCCGCCGCAACTGCTGTCGCTGCAATCAATTCTGCTGCTGATGTTCCGGCCCTGCAAGCGGCGGTTCAAGTGACCTGGCCGAACAATCCTGACCATGTGGAGATGAGCAGTGGAACCTGATATCGCGGCACGGTTTATGACGCATGAGGCTGTCTGTGCGGAGCGTTGGAAAGAAACGATCCTGCGAATCAAGCGCATCGAGTCTATTGGGATCGCCTGCGCTGGGGCCATCATCCTTCTGCTTCTTCACTTAGTCACAAAGACATAGGGGCTTTATGAATGATCGATCCGATTACTATAGGAGCCGCATTTGCCCTAGCTAAGACATCTGTCGGCTTCGTCAAAGAGGCAATCAATCTTGGCCATGAGATCAAGGACTGCTACGACGATCTCAGCAAGTTCTTCAATGCACAAGGTCAGATCGAGAAGGCGGCTAAAGAGGTTGAGACACTAAAGAATCAACCCAAGCCAGACGATCCAAAGGAAGCAGAGAAACAGGAATCCGCACTTTCGCAAGCATTCACAATCGTGATGCAGCGAAAGCAGATGCGGGAGTTTGAGCAGGAACTCAGAGACATGTTCGCCATGAAAGGCGAGATGGACCTGTACCGGGAACTGTGCGCCGAGCGTGACCGGATCAGCGGCGAGCAGGACGAAGCGGCACGGGAGAAGATTCGCAAGGCACGGCTGGCTAAAGACAAGGCCGAGCGCAAGAAGCAAGAGCAGCAAGAGATGTTGATGATTGTAGGAATCGTGGTTTTTGTTCTGATTGGTGCAATTACGGTTGGCGTTGTCATTTACTACTCGGGGTGATATGGACTCTCTCATTGATTTACTCAAAGGCGCAGCGCCAGCGCTGGCTACCGTGGTGGCCGGCCCTATGGGTGGCATGGCCGTCAAGGCAATGGCCGAGAAGCTTGGTGTGTCTGACACCGTGGAGGCTGTGACTCAGGCCATCCAGTCCGATCCGCAGGCGGCACAGAAGCTGGCCGAGATTGATCTGGAGGCATTCAAGCTTGAGGTGCAGGACCGCGACAGCGCCAGGAAAGCGCATGTCGAACTGGCTACCAACGCGAATGTTCCGCTGCTGGACAAACTGACCATGCCTATCCTCGCCCTTGGTACTGTCGGCCTGTCGTTCATCCTTATCGGGGTGTTGATCTTTCGTGACATTCCTGACAGCCAGGAGAACATCATCATCTTCGCCCTGGGCTTCATCACCTCGGCAGCAACGCAGGTTCTGAGTTTCTACTTCGGATCGAGCCAAGGCAGCAAGGACAAGGACAAGCCACCCGTGAGGTTGAAATGAAAGACAAGCTGACCTTCTATGTCACGCTGATGGTAAGTTTCACGCTGTGCGTGATCCTCTTGTCTATGGTGACGGCAATGATGTTCGGTATGTTCGTGTCGAATGAAATCATTGATAATGATGATATCTTCCCGCTGATCGGGCCGGCATTCCAGACCATTGTCGGCGGCTTCATTGGGCTGCTGGCTGGTATCAAGATGAACGAAACTGAGGAAAGGAAGCAAAGTGAAGGAGAACTTTGAGAAGGCATTGGCCGCGGTGCTGCACCATGAGGGCGGCTTTGTGAACCACCCGTCTGACCCCGGCGGCATGACCAACCTGGGCTGCACCAAGAAAGTCTGGGAGGAGTTCGTCGGCCATGCGGTGGATGAGAAGGCGATGCGCGCCCTGACACCGGCTGATGTCGGCCCACTGTACAAGCGCAACTACTGGGACAAGGTGCATGGCGATGACCTGCCTGCCGGCGTGGACTATGTGGTGTTCGACGCTGCCATCAACAGCGGTCCAGGACGGGCTGCAAAGTGGCTACAGGAGGTTGTTGGCGTTGCGGCTGATGGTGCTATCGGCAAGGGTACGCTTGCGGCTGTAGCGGCCCATGACGCGGCTGAGATCGTGGACATGTACCAGGCCAAGCGCCTCAAGTTCCTCGAGGCACTGCCAACCTGGGGAACCTTTGGCAAAGGCTGGGGCCGCAGGGTGGCAGAGGTTGAGAAGGCCGCAGAGTCTATGCTTGCTTGACTGTTTGTGACAGGCAGTAGAGATGAAGATCAGTCGCGTATTCGATAAACAGATCAGCGCACCTCTTCAGTTCCTCGGTATCTCCTGAGATCGCATGTTTGTATGCGGTGCGCTCCAGTGCCTTGATTTTCTGTAGCGTTTCAGCGTAGTCAATAATCATAGCAGTCCTTTCGTAATGACAATTGCAGCGATGCCGATTAGCATCGCAATGCAGGCCCATGCAAACCCAGCGACAAGGCCGGTCTGGTAGGCAGCTTCTATGTGCCTGTCCATGAGTGATGCGGTATTCTCTGGGGTCAGAGTCTTGATGTAGTTAGCGTCCATGATTTGTCGCTTTCTCCACCCGTTAGCTGGCATCTTTCTTCTCCTTGTATGCGTGGTATCGAAACTTGCTGTCTTCTCTCACGCACAATTTGCACCAACTATTGAGCGTGTTGTACTTGGTCTTGTAATACATGCTTGGCGGCTTGATCTCCAGGCACATTGTGCATCGCGCTGACTGATTGTGCGGACGCTTCGTTCTGCTTGTTTGCAATTTTCCACCTCATCTGCTTGACTCGCGTGTTGTTGGACCAATCCAGAATCATGCCATTGCGCTTGATGACCCCTTGTTTCGCCATCGATTGCAAGTAATGGCCGATCACCTCTGTTGATTCATTCATCCTGGCCGCAATGTTTCCTGTTGTCAGTTCCATGTAATCTTTTTTCAATTCTTGCATTGCTGCAATTACTCTGAATGATTTTGGCTTGGCGCTCATTCATTTCCTCCGTTCAGTATTCATAGTTCACCGTCTCCTCGTTGGTCTGCAAAAGTCGCGCTCCGTTCTTCAAGTGAAATTGCCTAGCCATCTCTGTTTTGGGAGACATAGTGACAATGCGTTTGACTATCGCTGGCTGGCTGTCTTGGAATGCCCTGACCAGCTTGCTACCGCATCCCGACTTGTAAGACCAGATCGAATACAGCACCGCAATATCAATGCGAGGGCCGACTGAAAATAGTTCCTCCTCTGTTACAGGCACAATGCCTTGGAAACTAACGCACAGTACCGCGCCGATCTGCCGGTCCTCTAACCACATCAGCACTTCGCGGCTCCGTCCAATGCGTTGTTCTGGGCTAATGCTAGGTCGAACAGGGTCATCACGCAAGATCGGGTCGGGTTGAAGTAGTTGGATTAGCATCCGTTCTTCTCCCGCAGCTTGGCTTCGATGGCTGTTGCTAAATGCGCCCAGTATTGTGTTCGTTTGTATCGAGCTTGGTTGTAATCAGCTGCAGCTAAACATAGCCGCATATCTTCGTCCGTCAGCCCTACCCATTCGCGCTTGGGTGGGTGGGTGTAAAGGGGGGTTGTATGACGCTTGGTTTTCATACCACAAACTTGATTTTCATCGCCCTCGCAAGCATTGGAATCAAACCACACCACCGGCTTTTGCTTCGTCTGATTCTGCTCGCGCTCTCGCGCTTGCACAGCGCATTTCCGCCCCCACGCCATGATCTGATCAATCACTGCGCCGGACAAGTTGACGCCGTCTATTGACAGCAAGGGCAAATAGTCTGCCACCTCGTATGCTTGTTCTTCCTTGTACGTCATGCTTCCCCCTTCATGCCGTTGATTCGTTCTTTCGAGAATAGGTCTTTGGGAAAAGTGATGGTGCTGCATTTTCCTCGACCAGCGTATTCACCCATGACATAAATATCAGTATTGCCTTTATCATCAGGGTAGCCACGCAGAATGTGTTGCTCGACCAGTTGAGCAAAGCGTTTAAGTGCTGGAAGTTCAAATGCGCAGTCATTGTCTTTTTCAAAGATTGAATACGCTCCAGCCTCACGCGCCATGCGGATCATGTCTTGTTGTGTGATGCGGCTCATATTTTTATCCCCCAAATCAAATACCCCATAAATAAACCGAGCAGATATGCAGCAACAGGCGTATACAAAAAATCAGGCAAGATTCTCATTTGCGCACCTCAAAAGGGTGGGGTACTCGCTGCACTGATCCGCCGCGTAGTCGCAACGCTAACTTCTTCAGCATCCGCTTTCCCCCGTTGATCAGTCGCAGCTATCCTCGCGTGTCATGGTGCAAACCCAAACATCATCGCCATGCCGATAGCTGATAGTGCCGGTGCTTGTGCCGTAGCCGGTGGACGGCCAGCGCTTATGGTAGTGAGCAATGAGTTCCTCCAGCTGCTCCAGCGTCAGCGCTTCGATTGTGTGTCTAACCTGCATTGTCAGCCTCCTTCATCGCAGCGCCAAGGGCAGCAAGACGGTGGCTGTAGGCCGCGCTTTGCATCGTCCTCTGAACTACCGGCATCTTTTTCAAGGTTTCCTCATTGGCCTCGCGCAACTCTCGCAGCTTTGTCATGCGGTCACGGTGCGCCGCTTTGCCAGCACGGGCAGTGCGCTCGGCCATGTCTTCGTATGCTTTGATGAAATCCAGCGGCTCATCGAATTCCTTCAGCGGCTCGGCCTTGCCTGGGACCATCAGTCGGTACATCCGCGGCGCTGCTGACGGCAGTTCCTGCACTGTCTCTACCTCGACCACCTCGATGCCAGCCTCCTCAAACTCGGCCTTGAGTTCCTCTGCTGTCTGCGCTACCTCCACCGGCTCGACTACCTGCTCCAGCATCTCAGCCGTAATTGTCTCAGCCGGGATGTTGTAGATCAATTCTGTTGGCGCTACTGGCGGTGCAATGGCATCCAGCGGGTTGGCCTTGACTGGCGAGACATCGCGCTCTGCCGGGTAGTCATGCGCTTCCTCGGCGGTGATCAGTCCCTTCAGCACATCTGGGAAGGCATCGCGCAGCGCGAAGCCCCTGGCGCGCATCTGGAGCATGCGCTTGGGGTATGCCTGCCACGGGCCTTGCTTGCCCCAGAGGCCAGCGCGCTTTGCGTCCTCGACGCTGAACCGCGCGGACACAGGCTGGCGGTTCTTGCGGTGACAGGTGCAGACGGCCACCGGGTTGGGAGTGCCTTCGCCCTCGATTGTCTCCTCGACACCCTCGCACAACGGGCTGGCCTGGACCAGCGCCAGCGCTGCGTCACCATAGACTGACGGCTTGCCGTTGATCACGGCGATGTTCTGGAGTGCCTGCATGGGAGCGAGGCCCAGTTCCATGCCCCACTGAACACAGACCAGAATGTCCTGACTCTTGCCCTGGTACTGTTTCGGGACCAGGCTGGATGAGGCCAACTCCTCGGCAAACTGTCGGCACTCGGTGAATGTCTGGGGCGCGAACCCCTGGCGGGTAGTGATGTTACTCATTTGCGTTCCTTGATTGAGAGATTAGATTGACGAATGCTGTACGCTTCCTTGGCCGGTGTGACCTTGGCTGGCTTCGCGGTGTAGTGCCGCATGGGCCAGGACACTTTCCAGTCACCGATCAGACCGGTGGTTGCCTTACCCATCAGCACCTTCAGATCGGCCTCGGCTTTGCTGCGATCAGCTTCTGCCTGCAATGCCGCGGCTTGTGCTGCCCAGATTTTTTTTACCAGCTGCTCGGCTGTTGGCGGCAACATGACTTCGATGTCCTCGGCCTCGGGATACATGCGATCCGCATCCTTGCTACTGGACGGCGGGTAAAAATCGATCTCGCCATTAACTTTCCAATTGTCAAGCCGCCACTGAAAATCCTTGACCGCTTCCACTATCCGGGTGACCGTTCCAATATGCGGTGCGAACAGGAAGATGCGAAGTTCAGTGCCACCGTACAGAACACAGACCGCGCCCCACTGCGCCTGGATGATGTCCATCTGTCCTTGCAGCTGGATAGGACCACGGTACAGTGCTGGCACTTCCTCTGGCCTGGTGCTTGTCAGCTTGGCCTCGAGTACGCCGACCCCGTGCAGCGTGATGCTGTCCTGGCCGACTACATAGATGCCATTATCTGGATCAGTACGAAAGACCTGACCGCGGCCGTCACCAGTACCATCAAGAGAGCAGCACAGCGGGATCGCCGGATGGAACTTGGCCTCCGGATAGTCCAGCACAACATCGCTGAGTTCCAGCCTGCGCGCTGCCTCGGACAGAATCAGTGGCTCCATCTGATTGCCCCAGGCCATCGCTTCATTACCAATGTCTGGACGCTCCATGTCTTGCAAGGCGCGGATGCTGTACTGCAACTCATCATTGGGGGTGTTGTACTTGCTGTATCCCATAAGTGACGGCAACCTGCTGGCCGACATCATGGTGTCCGGTGTAACTTTGCTGACCATTATTTTTTCCCTTTCGGTTGCAAAACATAGCGCTTGACCTTCACCTCACGCCCCGCCCGATCCTTGACCCTAATCCAGTAGTCGAGGATCAGATGCCCATCGCCGCGCAGTTCGTAGACTCGGCTTGCCAGCCTGGTTATGCCCAGGTCAACGAACGCTTGCATGGCAGTGATACCCTTGCGTTTCTGAATATAAGTTAAGACTTCAAGTTTCTGACTCATAGCCACCTCACCATTTGATTTTCGGAAGACAGGTCACCTCGACTGGAGCCGGGATCACTTGCCCATTGATGCGCCGCTTGGCGCTTAACACCACAGCCCGTTGCCCAGCGCTCTCGCATTCGTTGATGCCTGCGATGACCTCCGCTCGACTCATGGCTTGGATTTCTTTGTCCACCTGTAGCGTGGTGACCGCCTCCTGCACGGTTGTGCAGCCGCCCAAGATGATCCACACGAACGCCAGCATGGTCTTCATTGCGCCACCTGGATAAGTTTCTCGCCATGTTGCTGACGCGCGCGATTGAATGTGACCGTGATATCCGTGTTCGCCGCCTTCGTCGGAGTGAAGTGGCCGTCCAGGATGTAGCGGTTACTCTCGCGCAGGGTCTTGATGCACTCGGCACGGACCGAGTCATAGCGCCGGGGATCAGTCGGCCTCCAGGCCATGATCGCCTCATGCGGCAGCATGATCGGCGGGTCATACCCATCCATCAGCGAGAAGAAAATGTCCATCAGTTTCATATCAGCCTCCGTAAATTAGAATGACCAGCAACAGGAATACCAAGTACCACGCGATGATCTCGCTCACCCGACCCTCCCTATCAACCGTTGAACCGCGCTTGTAGACCACGACTTGCTGCCTGATGGCGTGGCAATGCCACGCGCCATGAGTTCCTGCTGGATTTCCCGGATGGTGGTGAAGCCGGATTGCCGGATGTCGGCCAGCACCCCGGCCAGCGGCCTGGCTGCGGCCAATGCCTTGGCGGCGCGCCGACTGCCGGTGATTGCGCCACCGCGCTCCGGGCACGGACAGCCAAGCTTCACGCCGCGCGCCTTCTTGACGGCCAGCGCTTCCTTGGTACGCTTGGAGATGATACGGCGCTCGAACTCGGCCACGCCAGCGATGATGGTCAGCATCAGCCTGCCGATCGGACCTTCTGTGTCGATCTCCGGCAAGTCCAGGAACTTGACCTTCGCGCCCTCATCGACCAGGGTCAGGATCAGCTTGGCATCACGCGCAAGCCGGTCCAGCTTGGCAACGATCAGGGTTGCGCCGGTGCGCTTGCACTCGGCCAGTGCGGCCAGCAACTGGGGGCGGCATGACTTGCCACCGCTCTCGACCTCGGTGAACTCGGCAATGATGTTGCCGCCGTGCTGCTTGACCGCGGCCTGCTGCGCCTCGAGTCCAAGGCCGCTGTTGCCTTGGCGATCCGTGCTGACTCGATAGTATGCGATGTAGTCCATGTCAACTCCTCAATCTGGGTGGTTGGGTATAGCATTGCGCTACACCATGAGCGAACTGTAACCGATCGGCGGCAGGCTGGCAACAGCAATCTTCCAGAATCTTGATCTTGGTCAAGTTTTTTGTGGCCTCAGAGGGTAGGATTGGTCTGTCTTCCCGCTATACAGAAAGGCATGTTATGCGACAGAAAGTCTTCACCCTGCGGCTGCGGCCGGAGAGTCGCGCTCTGCTGGACAAAGCCGCCGAGGATCAACGCCGCTCCCGCGCCAGCATCATCGAGGAGTGCATCCGGCAGGCGCTCACGCCACGCTACAGTGACATGCACTCGCGGCTGAATCAACTGCTGGGGCCGAAATGAGAGAGGTCATCCTGGCGTTGGACCTTGGCACGACCAGCGGCTGGGCAGCATCCAGTGATGGGTCGATCTCGCACGGCTGGGTGACTTTCAAGCCTGGGCGCTATGAAGGCGGCGGCATGCGCTACCTACGCTTCAAGACCTGGCTGACGGAGATCAAGAATCAGCTGGGCCAAGTGGATGCCGTCTACTTTGAAGAGGTGCGCCGTCATGCTGGCACGGATGCCGCTCATGTCTACGGTGGCTTCCTGGCCGTGCTGACTGCGTGGTGTGAACATCATCGCATCGCGTATCAGGGCGTTCCGGTTGGCACGATCAAGAAGCATGCAACTGGCAAGGGAAACGCTGGCAAGGATGAGATGATTGCCGCGGCTAAAGCCAAGGGCCATCCCGCGGAGAACGACAACGAGGCCGATGCCATTGCCATCTTGCACTGGGCGCTCGACACCCAGCTACAACCATGACCTGCGCGAATCGCTGTTTCAGACAGACCGCGGTCACCTTGGTGTCAGGCCAGCAGGTCTGCAACGAGTGCCCCGAATGGATGACCGAGTGCGAGGCGCGCCGGGTGCTGCGCGACTATCCTGACGAGCCGATCTGGAAGGGCAAGACCAAGATCAAGCCCAGCAAGGCCGATTATCTCGCTGGGGTCAAGGCTGCGCGTGGCATGTCCGGGTACAACGCGCTGCGGGGGGCGATGGTTGCGGTGCATCGCGCGATGAAAGCAGAGCAGCAGGGTGATGCTGGCTGAAATCCAAACTGAAAGCCAGGCCAGGATGAAATTGATCGCGTCCCATCTGTTGCCCCAGGCAGCGTGATCCCTGGCAGCGCGCCCGTGTTGCAGCGCGATAAACAGCAGCGCTTTGCTGAATTGCGCGGCCGTAAACCGGCCACCGGCCAGCGCTCCGGCATCATGCGCCAGCAGCAGGCCAGCGCCACCGGCCACGCCACCACGGCCAGCAGGCCACCAGCAGGCCACCAGCGCACCGCCAGCGCACGGCCACCAGCAGCAGGCCGCAGGCCAGCAGAATCAGCAGGCCAGCAGCAAGGCCTTAAATACGGCCACCACGGCGCGAACAGCAGCGCGCCGGTACACCACTACCAGCGCACGGACGAACAGCGCCAGCGGCCTGATTTTCAGCAGGCGCGCAGCAGCAGGCCACCGGCCGGAAAAGGCCGAGCGGCAACAGACCGGCCACCAGTGCGGCAGCAGGCCAAAAAAAAGGCCAGCGCTTGGCTGGCCGGATTCTGTTAGGTTTTACAGTCTGTAATTCTCTGCTGCCATCATTGCGATTCTGTCAGCTTCTGCCCCTGACAGGCCAGCGGCCAGCGCTGAATTCCATACCACGCACCAACAATGCCATTGTGATTGTGTCCAATTCGTCATAATGCACCTATTCTGTTGAATGTCTCATAAACGGCCAGCAGCACGGCCACCACGGCCACGGCCGCGCAAAAGAATGCCACTGCAAGATCTCCGTTGCTGTTCATGCGGCCACCTTCAGATTGATCACACGGCGCGCTACTGAATCGGCCTTTTTGGCGCTGGTTCCATGCGCCGGAAATCCGATAATTACGGCGCGATCGGCGCGCGCGCATAGCTGGCAAGTGGCGCATGAGACATCGTCGCGAACAGTGGCCGGGCACACGACCACGGCGCGCCCTGCTGGGGTTTTTGTGTTCGTGGTCTGTTCAATCGGCAACACTGCCACTACTGGCAGGCCGGAATCGGCCAGCAGATCGGCGTGGTGCAGGTCATTCGCTGACAGATTGACCGTGAATCCGTCGATGTTAGCAGCGGCCAGCAGATCGGCATTCAAGCTTGCATCGTGGTGCGTGTAGGTGAATCCGCGTTTCCCGTGATTCGCGGCCACCAACAGATCGAGCGCTGCGCTATCAATGCGGCCAGCACGATGCGGCAGATCACCGGCCTGATTGTGCCGCCACAATTGACCTTCCGGCAGTGCTGCGATACTGTCGCAAAAACTTTGCCAGTCAGTGCCGCGCTGCTGTTCCGTGACGGCATTCCAGTGCAGCGCCAGCGGCCCGGCATCGGCATAGCATCCGGCCTTTCGTAATGGGCAAGTGTCCGGACATGATTCTCTGCTGCTGGTGCTGACAGGTATCGCGCCGGTTTTCGCGTTAGCGCTTTTCAGTGTGAGATGTACTTGCATGACATTCCCTCTTTATGGGTGAATGGGTGAATGATTGCCGATAATGACAATCCAGCAGCGCACTGGCGAGAATGCGCTACTGGGTGGCACTATTTTTCTAGCAGTATCTTTTTCAGGAAGGGGATAGCATATCCGGTGAGATTCGACAATTCACGCAATGTCATGTTCGGATTGTTGTCGAAAATGCGCTTGATATCTTCAAAGGTAAGACCGGACAAGCTTTTTTTGAGAATATAGGACATGTCGTTTCCTTTATATGGGAGAATTAAATCACAGTGTCGATAATGGCCGGGTTTTCCTGCTGTAGCACGATCAAATAACCGAGGCATTTAATCGCTGACAGTGCTGCTGGCGTAAGAGTCTTCGTGCCTGCGATACGCGCGAACAGCAGAGAATCGGCGCAGGCCGGGTGGTAAACAGTCGCGCCGTATTGGTTCCGCATGGTGATTGTGATCTGCATGGTCTATCCTCTTCATGGGTTAGCGCACTACAGGGTGCAGTGCATGGATAGCACAATAGCAGACTTTGTTCCCTGTGCAAAAGATATTTACTGGAACATTGATCTGGATCAAGAGTGGCCACTAACATAGAATCCTGAAATGACGGCCTTTCAAATACCCGAACAGCAAGCGCTGGCAGAGCATGAATTCCAAGATCGGCGCAGGTTTTCGATTGTGCCGATCCGCGCGGCAAACGACCGCAGGCTGACGGCCGGGACATGGCGCACCCTGCTGGCGCTTTGCGCTTATTCCAGCAAAGGCGGCATTGTCTGGGTGTCGCAAAAGCGCATCGGCCAAGACATCGGGATATCGCAGCCAGCAGTGCATCGGCAGATTGCCAGGCTGAAAGCTTGGGGATATCTTGAGCGAATCAGCCACAGCAAAAAGGGGGTCAAGGCCGAGACAATCCGCATTCTGTATGCGCCGGAATTACAGGCCGAAGATGCGACCGCGATCGCAGGGGAAACACCGATTCACCTACAGAACAAAGGGGAAAGCATGAGCAAGCGCAAGCGCAAGGCCGATAACAGCCATTCCGTAATGCAAACTGCTGTTTCACAATCCGGGATTGAACTTGTTGATTCGACAATCAATCAACAGTCTGCGATCGACGCGCTGGCCGCGCAGTACCGGGCGGAAGGCCTGCCAGTGCCGAGCGCCGAGCGCCTGCTGGCCGAGGTACAGGGTAACAGGTAGTCTGTTCCGGTTTCATACCTTCGTATGCTGCTGGATGCCACGCCGGTGGCCTTGTTTTCACCCTGCCGCAGCGCCGGTGGTGCATCGAAAACCTAACGCGCGCGGGTGCGCGCACACGCGTTAGGACTCGCCGATTCCGCAGCGCAGCACGACCCACCCTTACCCCTCCCCCGGTCCCGCCTGTGCGGTGGGTGCTTGACTGAATTTTTCCCCAGTTTTCCTAGGTGCAGGGTTTTTAAAACCTTATTTATAAATATTAGGTTTTTGGTGCTTGCTATTGGCACTGTCTTGAGGTAGCCGAGGTATGAGTTGTGAGCGCGTTGCGCTGTGTGCTTACGAGGGACCGAGCTTCGTTGAAGCAAAAAGAACCTCACCCGTATATACGGGGTGTTTCCTCGAATGAGGTGGCGCTCTGGTTTATCGCTTGCTACTGGCTTCTTTGCCCAGCTGGGTTTTTCGCTGGCCCGATCCTGTGTGGAAGGAACCACTTGCCCCATGCGCTGCGTTTATCTGAGTCTGTCGCGCCTACATTCTCAAGGGCTGGGTTATGGCCCCCGAATGACCACAGTGTAACCGATCTCCAGTTTCGTGCAAGCTTTTTTTGAGTTGCATGTGATATACCAACCGGGTAGACTGATTGGGCAGTACGGAGACAACAACTACAGGAGAGTTTGAATGGCTTATGAGTTGCGGCCAGGGCAGGGCACTGCCTTTATGAACAAGGACAAGCGCGAGGAGTGGCATGCGGATTTCCGGGGGGAGATTCTGCTTCCGGACGGGACGCTGTGCTACATGGATGTGCGGCCTGGAAAGACCAAAGCTGGCGATGATTGGTACTCGGTCAAGATCGGCAAGCCCAAGATGCCAAAGCCGACTGAGCATAGCCAGGCCAAGGCCAATGGCTACCAGCCGGGGTCAATGGATGATCTGAAGGATGACATCCCTTGGTAAGGCCAAAGCAGGTACTGCCAAGCCTGGAGGGGTGGGGCGGTGTCCGGTCTGTGCATCAGAGACTCAAACGGTCCGAGACTCTGATCCAGAACCGGGAGGCGGTCAGCTACGCCCTACTCAGCATGGCGAATACCAAGCTGACGGACATCATGTCCTGGGATGAGCAGGGCAATATTCAGGTCAAGCCATCCGATCAGATACCAGAGCATGCCCTGCATGCCATCAAAAGCATCAAGGTCAACGAGCGCACCGACAAGAATGGGGAGGTGCAGCGAACGCTGGACATCGAACTGTTCGACAAGGTGGGCGTGTTGCGGCTGCTGGCAAAGGCATCCGGCCTGCTGGACAACAACAATGATGACGAAAAGCCGTCTGTCATTGGCATCCATGTCCAAGCGCCGGAAGTCATCGATGTAGAAAGCAACAATGGCTAAGACGGCAGACAAATCAGAGAAGTCAATCGGCGGCATGGGTCTGAATCTGGACTTCAGACGCTCTCCCAAGGTCTGGGAATTCCTACAAAGCAACGCTTTTGTCCGCGGGATGATGGGGCCGGTGGGGTCTGGCAAGTCATACGCCTGCGCTGCCGAGATAATGATGCGCGCCGTGCGCCAGAAACCGTCACCGATTGACGGAATCCGGTACAGCCGCTGGGCAATCGTGCGAAACAGCTACCCCATGCTGCGAACCACCACGCTCAAGACCTGGATTGATCTCTTTCCGGAGGCCACATTCGGGCCGATTCACTACACGCCGCCCATTACCCACCATATTCGCCTGCCAGCCAGGGGCGATGCGGCCGGAATTGACTGCGAAGTCATCTTTCTGGCCCTTGACCAGCCAAAAGATGTCCGAAAACTGCTGTCTCTCGAGTTGACCGGGGCCTGGGTGAACGAGGCGCGCGAGTTGCCCAAGGCAGTGATCGATGGTCTGACCCACCGCGTTGGCCGCTACCCCACCAAACGGGACGGCGGCGCGACTTGGTCCGGCATCTGGATGGACACCAACCCGATGGATGACGATCACTGGTGGTTCAAGCTGGCCGAGACTGAAAAGCTGACCGGACCGTATGCGTGGAAGTTCTTCCGTCAGCCAGGCGGCGTGATCCCCGTCAGTTCCGACGATCTGCCCGAGATGCCAGAGGCCAATGACCACATCTACTCTGCCAGCAAGTGGTGGAAGGTCAATCCCAAGGCCGAGAACTTGAACAACCTGCCACCCGGCTACTACTTGCAGATGCTGGGCGGCAAGAATCTGGACTGGATCAAGTGCTACGCCGGCGGCGAATACACCTATGTCCAGGAAGGCAGACCTGTCTGGCCCGAGTACGAGGACGGCAGCATGTCAGGCGATGTCGAGCCGGAGCAGGGAATCCCAATTCAGATTGGCCTGGACTTCGGTCTGACACCCGCGGCTACCGTGGGACAGCGATTGCCCAACGGCCGCTGGATTGTGCTGCATGAAATCGTCACCTTCGACATGGGACTCGAGCGCTTCGGCCAACAACTGCTGGCTGAAATGAACCAGCGCTATCCGGGATTTGATCTGATGATCTGGGGCGATCCGGCCGGCATGGCGCGCGATGCCATCTACGAGGTGACAGCCTTTGACCACCTGCGAACCCTGGGACTGAAGGCACAGCCCACTGCCAGCAACGATTTCAAGGTGCGCCGGGAAGCCGCGGCCGCTCCCATGCAGCGACTGATCGGCGGCAAGCCTGGCCTGATCGTCAGCAAAACCTGCAAGCTGTTGCGAAAAGCGCTATCCGGTGGATATCACTTCAAGCGCATTGCGGTTGGCGCTGGGCAAGAACGGTTCAAGGATGCGCCGAACAAGAACGAACACTCGCATATTGGCGATTCTTTTGGCTACCTGATGCTGGGCGGTGGCGAGTACAACCGCATGGTGCGAAAGCCCAGCTACAACGCGGCTCCCATTGGCGCAGCGGTTGCGAAAACGGACTTCGATGTCTTTGCTGCCAGTTGAACTGATCAACCGCGAAGCGGTATATCACCCCGGAGTTGTCTTCCTCCCGTTCCACATGGAACACCTCAACAGGATCAAGGTGACCCAGCCGGAGGTGCTGGCCCTGTCCAAGGCCGTCAACATGCGAACCATGATCCAAGCGCAGGCCGAGATGGGCGTGGCCATCACGGCGTTCATGTATGGCGCACCCGTGGCAATCTTTGGGTGCGTCCTGTGCTGGGAAGGTGTTGGCGAGATGTGGATGATCATTGACGAGCGCGCCAGGACCGTGCCGATTGCCCTGACAAAAAGCGCATTGCGATTGTGCGATATCTTTGAGATATACCTACACTTGCATCGACTGCAAATTACTGTTAGAAAGGATGACAGACGGGCTGTGCGTTGGGCACAAAGGCTCGGTTTCAACGCCGAGGGACTCATGCTCAAGTACGGGCCTGACCAATCGGATTTCTACTTAATGGCGAGGTGAATCATGGGTGGAGCAGTTCAATCAATTGCAAAAACATTTGGATTGGCTGGGGAAGAACTTAAGCCTTTGGCAAATGACAGTGGCATAAGTCAACAACTAGAAGAGCAAAAAAAAGAGAATGAACGCATGCGCGCTCAAAACGAAGAGCAGCGTCGAGAAGAAGCTGAGAAGTTGGCAGCACGGCGCAGCGCTCGACTGCGTGGTGGCTCTCGCATGTTGTTGTCTGAAGCGCGTCTGACACCTGAGACAGGGTTGCAGCAGACGCTTGGTTCCAGTGAAATGAAATCGTAGAGGTGATCATGGAAGCCAAAGACAAGATGCAGGCCAAGGTCAAGAAAGTCATGCGCGAGTGGAAGGCTGGCAAGTTGAAGTCATCCAGCGGTGACAAAGTCAAGAGCCAGAAGCAGGCCGTGGCGATTGCCATGTCCGAGGCTGGCATGGCGAAGAAAGGCAAGTAATGGCTACGCGCCCACTGATTGAGAGCAGCATGGAGGACGAAGAGCAATACTCTTGTCCGTTGGCTACCCGCGACATCATGGTCAATCTCAAAAACAGGAACTGGGCGTTTGAGAATGTCGGCTACGGCCCAGCGAATCCGCTGGACGAGAAGAACAACCAGGTGTTCTGGCTACGAAAGGCGGTGATCTGGAATACGAGCGAGGCTGAAGCCAAGGGCATGCGCTGCGGGAATTGTTCTGCATTCATTGTAACCAGCCAGATGATCGAATGCATCAAGCAGGGCATCGAAGCAAAAAATCCGGCAGAGGAATCAGGCTATGACGAGGATGTCATCGAGTCTGCTGGTCTTGGATTCTGCGAGTTGTTTCACTTCAAGTGCGCTGACACGCGCACCTGTGATGCGTGGCTAGTTGGCGGTCCTATCTCTGATGAGAAGGAAGATGACTGATGGCAATTCTGTATGTTGAGCGCGAATCGCAGCCGCAAAAGGCTCAGTTTGTCGCGCTGACACAGAAGGACAAGGACGGCAACCAGATGGTTGCTGGCTCTGACAATGGACTCATTGTCGTTGATACCAATCATCATCGACTGCATGAGGGCCGCGCATTCATTGCATGGAACATTTACCCAGACTCTGCAAAACTTGCGTCTGGGTCAAGTGCTGACATTGTCTTGGCTGCTGGGCCTGGAACAGTTCCGCATGTGACGATTGCGATGGAATCATCTGGTGATTGTGACTTCTTCGTTTATGAAGGCACAAGCACAACTGGTGGCACTGCATTCACGCCGGTGCGACGAAACAGAAACATCGTCACAACCAGCAATGTTGCGATGGTAACTGATCCAACAGTGACATCACTTGGGACACTGATCAACAGGCAGTTCATCACTGGCGGCACAGGAAAGAAATCATCGGGTGGCTCATCAGGAAGTCTTGAGTATGTGCTGACACCGCTCACCAATTACCTGTTCCGATTGACCAATGTCAATGGCACATCTCATACGGCGCTACTTGAATTGGAGTGGTACGAATGAGCAAGTACAAAGACCCAGAGGGTGGGCTGACGGAGGCCGGAAGGCGCAAGTTTGAGCGCTCTGGTGAGAGCAAGAACCTTCAGCCTGGTGTCAAGGAGTCAAGCCCGACAGGACAGAAAGCAAGGCGCAAGGGGTCTTTCCTGACACGGTTCTACACCAACCCAAGTGGGCCGTTGGTGAACGATAAAGGAAAGCCGACAAGATTGGCGCTGACTGCAAACGCATGGGGTGAACCAGTACCACGCACAAGAGATGCAGCGGCAAGGCTTGCTGCAAAGGGACGAAGCTTGCTACGCAAATACCAGAAAGAAAAGAGTTGATCATGGCTGAATCGAAACTATCGCCGGAAGACTTGCTCAAGCGGCATGACATCGCCATGCGGAAGAAGGACGATTTCCGCGACCTGTATGACGAGGCGTATGAGTTTGCTCTACCGCAGCGCAACCTGTATGACGGCTACTGGGAAGGCAAGGTTGGTGGCAGCAAGAAGATGGCGCGGGTCTTCGACTCGACGGCCATCAACTCGACGCAGCGTTTTGCCAACCGACTGCAATCTGGCATCTTCCCGCCCCAGCGCGCGTGGTGCAGGCTGGAGCCTGGCCCGGACATTCCCAATGACCGCCGTAGCGAAGCGCAGGCTGCTTTGGATGTCTACACCGAGAAGCTGTTTGCAACGCTCAAGCAATCGAACTTCGACATTGCAATGGGCGAGTTTCTGCTTGACCTGGCTGTTGGCACGGCAGTGATGATTGTGCAGCCTGGTGATGATGTCAATCCGATCAACTTTGTGCCAGTGCCGCAATACCTTGTATCGTTTGAAGAGGGTGCGAACGGTCAGGTAGACAATGTCTACCGGCGCATGCGGATCAAGGGCGAGTCTATTCAGCAGCAATGGAAAGACGCGCAGATCGATCCTGAGTTGCAAAAGCGCATCAATGAAAAGCCGACTGATGATGTTGAACTGATCGAGGCCACGGTCTTCGATTACAAGTCAGGCAAGTATGGCTACCATGTCATCCACAAGGAAACCAAGACAGAGGTTGTCTATCGGGTGATGCCGTACAGCCCGTGGGTGGTGTCTCGCTACATGAAAGTTGCCGGTGAAATCTATGGTCGTGGACCGCTCATCACCGCGCTGCCTGACATCAAGACGCTGAACAAGACGCTGGAGTTGCTGCTCAAGAATGCCAGCCTTGCAATATCTGGGGTCTACACGGCAGCGGATGACGGTGTGCTGAACCCGAACACGGTCAAGATCATCCCCGGTGCAATCATCCCGGTTGCCAGAAATGGCGGTCCGCAGGGCGAAGCGCTCAAGGCGTTGCCGCGCGCTGGTGACTTCAATGTCAGCCAGATCGTGATCAATGACCTGCGAATGTCGATCAAGCGAGTGCTACTGGACGAGTCGCTGCCGCCTGACAACATGAGCGCCAGGTCTGCGACCGAGGTTGTCGAGCGCATGAAGGAACTGTCCCAGAATTTGGGAAGCGCCTTTGGCCGGTTGATCAACGAGACAATGATTCCGCTGGTTTCCAAAACGCTGGAGGTCATGGATGACCGCGGCCTGATTGATCTGCCGCTGAAGGTCAATGGCCTTGAGGTACGCATTTCTCCGGTGGCTCCGCTGGCAATGGCGCAGTCGATGGACGAGATCAACAAGGTGCTGCAATTCGCGCAGATCGCCCAGGGCGCTGGTCCGGAAGGTCAGATGTCGCTGAAGATTGGCGAGATGCTCGACTATGTGGGCGAGAAGCTTGGTATCCCAGCGCGACTCAGAACCAGCCCAGCAGAGAGGGCGCAGCGCATGAATGACATGGCGCAGATGGCGCAGCAGGCGGCGCAGGCCAATCCAGAGGCCGCGGCTGGTGCAGTGCAACAAGCAATGGGTATCTGATGGCAGGCTGGGATGATCTAGAGGCCGCAGCACCCAAGGACGCGCGGACTGTTTCGGATGCCAGGGATGATCTGGACCGCCTGACCTTCCGTGTTTTCTCGAACGAGGATGGCAAGAAGCTGGCCGAATGGCTTCGTGCTATCTACCTGGAGCAGCCGGTAGCCGTGCCTGGCAGCGATTCCGCGCATGCGTTCTACCGTGAAGGCCAGAACAGCGTAGTGCGGGACATTGAAGCACGGATCAAAAGAGCACTTAACCAAGGGAACACTTAATGGAAACGCAAGGAAACGAGCCTAGCAGCACCGAGCCGTCTGGCGGTGAAGTTGGCCTACTCGATTCAGCGCAGGTAACTGATGACAGCGCGGCCCAGCCGGATACCCAAAATGTTGTCATCGCACACAAGGCAGAGGAGCCGTCTACAGATGAAGAGCCTCTCGAAAGACCGGACTTCTGGCCGGAAAACTTCTGGAAGAAAGACACCAGCGAGCCGGACCTCGAGGGCATTGCCAAAAGCTGGAGCGACCTCCGCAAGCAAATCAGCCAAGGAAAGCACAAAGCCCCAGCCGATGGAAAGTACGACACCAGCGCCTTCGGTGCTATCCCTGAAGACGATCCTCTCCGCAGTCATGTCATGGGCTGGGCGCAGAAATACGGACTCAGCCAAGGGGCGCTAGATGACCTTGTTGGGGAAGTGGTCAAGATGGGGGCTGGTCAAGTTGAGGCCCAGGTTAAATCGCTCCAACAGGAAAAGGCTGCTCTTGGCCCGAACGCGGATGCGGTTGTCAAAGGGATGGTTGACTGGGCATCAGGGTTGGTTCGCAAGGGAATTTGGGGCAAAGATGACTTTGAGGAATTCAAGGTCATGGGTGGGACGGCCAATGGCATTAAAGCGCTGATGAAGTTGCGCGAAGCCTACGAGGGGACTAGAATTCCCACCAACTCATTGCCACCCTCCGGCGCGCCCAGCAAGGAAGAGCTATACCAAATGGTTGCCGACCCCAAATACAAGTCCGATCCGGCCTTCCGGCAGAAAGTGGAGCGGATGTTCGCCGCCAGCTTTCAGTAAGCTATTTGTCAGTTTCTTCGCGCCACCTTACCCCCGGCTCCCACCGGGGGATTTTTTTTATGTAAGTGCTTGCTTTTCTAAAAACAGTGTGTATCATCCAGGCCAAGGCATACCGGATTTCCGGCCCTTCCCACAGCAGGCGCTGTCGTGTGGTTGGCGTAACCAACAAGCATTCGGCCCAGATTCTTGGCATACCGGCGCGAGAACCCAATCCTAAATTTTTGAATGAGGTAATACCATGAGCGTGTCTCTCTCGAACGCCTTCGTTACCCTCTTCGATGCGGAAGTCAAGCAGGCTTACCAAGGTAAGGCCATGCTGGTTCCGGCGGTTCGCCAGCGTCGAGGGGTTGAAGGCAGCACTGTGAAGTTCCCGAAAGTGGGCAAGGGCGTTGCAACGGTTCGCGTTCCGCAGACCGATGTCACTCCGCTGAATGTCTCTTTCTCCCAAGTCACCTGTACCCTGACCGACTACAACGCGGCAGAATACAGCGACATTTTCAACCAAGCCAAGGTGAACTTCGACGAGCGCCAGGAACTGGTGCAAGTTGTTGCTTCCGCAATGGGCCGCCGTCAAGACCAGATGATTCTGGATGCGCTGGCTGCTTCGTCTACCTCGCTGACTGTCAGCAATGACATTGGCGGCACGGACAGCAACCTCAATGTGGCAAAGCTGCGAGAGGCCAAGCGCCTGATGGACAAGTACAATGTGCCGCCGGAAGGCCGTCACATTGTCATTCACGGCAATGGTCTGGCTTCGCTGCTGTCGGAAACCTCCGTCACTTCGAGCGACTTCAACAGCGTGAAGGCGCTGGTGCAGGGCGATATCAATTCGTTCCTGGGCTTCACCTTCCACACGCTGGGTGATCGTTCCGAGGGTGGCCTGGCCATCGACGGTTCGTTGGATCGTACCTGCTTTGCTTTCCACCAGATGGCCGTTGGCTACGCGGAAGGCATCAGCATGCGTACCGAGATCAATTACATCCCTGAGAAGACCAGTTGGCTGGTCAACGAAGTATTCTCGGCGGGTGCGATTGCCATCGATGCCGAGGGTATCGTCCAACTCACCTGCCGCGAAACCTGAGAGTAAGGAGCAATAATCATGGCTTTTTCCGCAGCTGGCTTCAATGCCATTGGTGGTCAATCGAAGGCTGGCAATGCACCGGCTATCTATACCTACAGCAGCACTGATGCCCAATCGGTCATCCGCGCTTCGGGGTATTTCAATAGCATTGCTTCCATCCTCAAGGTTGGCGATCTGATCTTCTGCTACTCGGCAACGGGTGGCACTCCGGTGATGTCTACCGCCTATGTGAACTCCAACACCGGCTCGGTGGTGGACATCACTGACGGCGTGACTGTGACTGCAACGGATACGGACTAATGCAGTGGGGTGGCAGGGCCGTCCTTGTTGTCGGCTCTGCCACTTGCGTTTCGTCTGACCTGTCTTATGCATTGCAAATCAGGCCGAACGCTGATGTGATTGCTGTAAAGTTTTCGGTGTCTATCGTTAAGGCAAAACATGCTGTGACGCATCATCCAGAACATGCTGTCAGGATGAAAAAACTGCACCGAGAAAAATGGGGTGACGAGGTTGTTATTCACACTCCGTACAAGTCAAGTATCAAGCCTGATGATCTGAAGTCGATTGATTGTGTTTGGCCGTGCCTTGCTGGTGTTCGTGGCACTTCCGGCTGGGGAGCGGCGCGTATCGCAAGCCTGCTTGGTTATGATGAGGTGATCCTTTGTGGATGCCCAATTGACCTGGTTCCTGATGATGAGCAGTTTTTCGATACTCAAGTTAAACATGATGCCTCAAAGGTTGGTGCATCAAATCCGCGTGGCGCTCCGTGGAAAAGCAAATCAAATCTTGATGAATGGCATGCTGCAATTCAAAAAGACATTTCTGCTGGGTTAGCTACCAACATCCGTTCAATGAGCGGATGGACAAGACAAGTACTGGGAGCGCCAAATGGCAGCAGGTGATTCAGCCCTTTCGATCTGTTCTGATGCGCTGATCATGCTCGGCGCAAAGCCTATCTCTTCGTTCAATGATGGGACGGACGAGGCCAATACCTGTGACCGGCTGTACAGCGACATCCGCGACCAAGCGCTGTTGATCTATCCTTGGTCCTTCAGCTTCAAGAAGGTTGCTCTGGCCCAATTGGTGACCACGCCAGAAACCGAGTACACCTACGAATACGCAATGCCTGGTGACAAGATCGGACCGCCACGGGCGCTCTTTACCAGCGCATCACCGGGAGACTTCCCGCGCAAGGAATACCGCATTTTCGGTGACAAGATACTGACCGACTACACGGCGGTCTGGATTGACTATCCGTACTCTGTGCCGGAATACTCCATGCCGGTCTACTTTGTCCAGTTGCTCAAATACCTGATGGCTTGGCATCTCGCCATGCCGATCACCGACCAAGGTGACAAGGCCAGCTACTGGCAAGGCGTGGCTGTTGGATCACCGGCAGAGAATGGCCGTGGCGGCTACATGCGGACCGCCATGCAGATCGACGGCGCAGGCCAGCCGATCAACAGCATCAATGATTTCAGCCTCATTGCGGTGAGGTACTGATGACCCGGTTCGTTTCGATCCAGACCAACTTTGGCAGCGGTGAACTTGATCCGTTGCTGCGGTCAAGGGTTGATCTTGCTGCTTATGCCAACGCGCTGGAGGAGGCCACCAATGTGGTCTGCCAGCCACAGGGCGGGATTCGCCGCCGCGCCGGACTGCGCTACCTGACCAGCCTGCCAAACAGCAGCACCACCTCGGCAGCGAACGGGGTGCGACTGATTCCGTTTGAGTTCAGCACCACCGATTCGTATATGTTAGTGCTTACTCACAATCGAGCCGTTGTCATCAAGGCTGGGTCAGTGATCACTAACATAAACGCATCTGGGAATGATTATTTGGACCTCTCAGGCGTTGGCGTTACTGGGGCAATGCTCAGTAGCATCTGCTGGACGCAAAGCGCTGATACGCTGATTTTGGTGCATCCTGACCTGGCTCCCGTCAAGATTGTCCGCGGTGGCACTGATGCGACCTGGACGGCCAGCGCCATCAGTTTTGTCAGCATTCCCAAATATGCTTACACCCCTGCCTCATCGAATCCAGCCGGGACGCTAACGCCCAGCGCGGTGAGCGGCAACATCACACTGACTGCTTCCAGCTCTGTCTTTACCGCTGGCTCTGTAGGCCAGTATGTGACAGCCCAGCCGCAGGGGCGCGCCAGGATCGTGGCGTACACCAGCGGCACGGTGGTCAGCGCTGTGACGGAGTTCCCGTTCTTCAGCACCTCCGCAGTTGCCAGTGGTTCTTGGACCTATGAGTCTGGCTACGAGGCTGTCTGGTCATCGACCAAAGGTTGGCCGCGCAGCGTCACCTTCCATGAAGGACGGCTGTACTTCGGTGGCAGCAAGTCTCGGCCATCCACAGTCTGGGGCAGCAAGGTTGGCCTGTTCTTTGAATTCGATCCTGACGAAGGGTTGGATGACGATAGCGTCGAGGCCACGCTGGACACCAACAACTACAGCGCGATCGTAGACATCCTATCTGGCCGCGACTTGCAGGTGTTCACCTCCGGCGGTGAGTTTTATGTGCCGCAGTCTGGTCTTGATCCGATCACCCCGACCAACTTCTTCATCAAGACGGCAACGCGAAACGGGGCCAAGGAAGGCGCGCGGGTGCAGACGCTCGAGTCCGGGACGCTGTTCATCCAGCGCCAGGGCAAGAGTCTGAACGAGTTCGCCTACACGGACACGCAGCTGACCTATGTCACCAGCAAGATCAGCCTGCTGGCTGGACACCTGCTGAAGACCCCAAAGCGCATGGCGCTGCGTCGATCCGTGAACACGGACGAGAACGATCTGCTGCTGATCACAAACGGCGATGACGGCTCTATGGCTGTCTTCTCGCTGCTGCGTGTGCAGAACATCATTGCGCCATCGCAGTTCATTACCGATGGCGAGTTCCTTGATGTTGGCATTGACATCAGCACCATCTACACCGTGGTCAAGCGCACAGTCAATGGTACGGCTCAGTACTATGTCGAGTGGTTCGATGACACGCTATCGACGGACTGCGCCAAATCTGGTGGCGTTGCTTCCACCGTATCGATGTCGCATCTGGTTGCCAAGACCTGTGAACTTGTGCTGGATGGCGCTGTGCAAGAGGATGAGGTTGTGCCTGGCGGTGGAACGGTGACATTCCCACGGGCATCAGCATCATCCTACGAATGCGGCCTGCAATACACGGTGCGCGCTGTGACAATGCCGGTTGACATCAAGTTGCAAACTGGAACGCGAATTGGATTCAAGAAGCGGATCGTTGAGGTGAATGCGCTGGTCTATGAAACGCAGCACATGAAGATCAACGACATTGAGATACCGTTCCGCACCTTCGACACGATCAACATTCTTGACAGCGCAGTGCCTGAGTACACCGGAACCAAGACGCTGAACGGAATCCGCGGCTACTCGCAAGAAAGCAAGATCACGATTGAACAAGACCTCCCGCTCAAGATGACGCTGCTTGGGCTGGAGTACAAAGTAGCAACGCACCAGGGGACATAATGGAACTCTCGACAATTGCGTCCATTGCATCGATTGCCAGCGCCGTAGGCTCTGTCCGCGAAGGATACCAGCGGCAGGCAGCATTGCAGCAGCAGGCGGCAATGACTCGCATTCAGACCGAGGCGCAGCGCTTGGAGTCTGAGCGCAGGGCAATTCAGTACGAACAGCAAGGCACTGCCATTCTGCGCCGGATCAACATGGCGAATGCCGCTGCATCCGCGAGAGCCGCCGCTGGCGGTGTGATGCCGTTTGAGGGTTCTGCTGCTCTGGTTGCCACCATGAGCGAGAAGGCCGGTGGCCGTGAGTATGGTTACGCCACTGAAGGTGCTGGTGCTACCAGGCGCATGGGGCTTGTTGCAGCAAAGCTTGGTGAGTTGAAGGCCGATCAGTACACGCAGGCGGCAGACACCGCAGTCGAGTCTGGATGGATGAGCGCTGCCGGAAAGCTTGGCATGGCTGCTTTCAGCTATGGGAAGCTTGGTGGCCCATCGCAACAACCGTATAGAACTGTTTGGGAAGATATGTAGCATGGCTGAACTTCAACGCTACACGCCGGTTGGTCTTGGATTGGCATCCCTTCCTGGATTGCCGAATGTAGAGCCTATTGCCCTGCAAGAGCAAATTCGCCAAACACAAGGTCTTCAGTCCAGCCTTGACCGTATCTCACAGTTTGCGTTCAAGGAAGCTGGTGAGGAAGCAAAGCGCCAAGGTCTGCAATACGGCGCTGAAAACCCTGTCACAAAAGATCAGATCGAAGTTGCGCTTGGCACTGGCAAAAAACCAGCAGAGTTGTTTGCAAAGCGCGGCACTATCTTTGGTGAGGCCGCATTGCAAGCGCAATCAGCACAGCTGCGGCTTGAACTTGAAAATGATGCCAGAAGCAAAATGGCAAGGACTGCGGCAGAAGTTGATGCTGGCAGACTGTTGGACATTCAAGAGATCAGGACGCAGATCAACGGACCGATTGATGGCTTTGCAAAGCTGCTTGCTGGGATCGATCCAGAGGAGTCAGTTCGCTTCCGTGCGTCGATGGCTGCTGCTGGAAACACGGTTCTCAAAAGCGCCTATGACAAAGTGTTGAGCGTACAGAATGCAGCGCTGCGCTCAAGGCTTGCCGAGTCTGTTCCTACCACGCTTGATTTTGTCTCTAGGTTGTACGATACAGAGCCAGACATCAATAAGCAAAAAGATCAGATTTCCGTATACAGAGACACGCTGCTCAAGTCTTTGCTGCCGACAGCTGATGCAGCGTTCATCAATTCGACAATGGCGAAGTTTGAAGAAGGCGTTGCCAAGCTTCGCGTCGATGCCGTGTCAAAGTATGTCACCAGTCCTGACTTCTCCGCTGACCCGCTGACCGCTGTGTCAAGGCTTGACAAGAATGACGCTGGAAAAATGACATCGCTATGGTCCGTACTCAACTTTGAGGACCAGGCAAAGGTGCGGAGCAACCTTCGTACTGTTGCTGGACAGCGCTGGGATGTCGATGAAAAGGCAAAGAAAAAACTTGAAGAGGATGATTCTCTGGCCGCTGCAACAGCGATGTCTGACTATTTCAAGACAGGCTCTGCTGAATCTTTGCGGATACTGAATCAAATCTCAATCCGCAGTCCAAAGGTGATTTCTCCCAAGACTGTTTTTGAGTTGCCGAAAGAGCGCTCTGAGGTTTTGAATGCAGAGGTTGCAAACCCGAAAGGCGAGATTGTTCTGAAAACAGAGATGCTGTCTGGAAGAATTCAAACGCCAGAGGCCATGATTGCCAGGGCAAAAGAACTTGGCGTTGGCATGAAGGCCATCTCAAATAGCATGTTCCCATTCTTCATTGCTAGAAACAATGAGGATGAGCGTGATGTTGATCGCACACTGCGTAATGAGGCAAAGATCGTCCCTGGTCAATTCAACATTTCTCAAAAGTCTGCCGAGGCATATTCGGCAATGACAATGAAAGTTGAGAGGCGTTGGAACGAAGCACTAGACAGAAACAGAGAAGACCCGATCAAGAACCCTTTGCCTTCTCGGAAATCTATTGCCGCACAAGTCATTAAGGAAAGAACAACTTCCGCAAAAACAACGCAGATCAATGCGCTGCTTGATGGTCTTAACAGAAGCTATAGCAAAAAAAACATTACATTTTCTGAAGAAACAAATCCTGCTGACATCAGGGCAAGAAAAAATGCGCTGAAATTAAAGGACGAGGAAGTTATAGCGATTGAAACAACTTTTGAAACCATTGAAAAACTGCGAAAACAGCGGGATGCTGAATAATGGACTTCAACGATCTCTACATCAACCGCATGCTGGAGCGCGAGTATCCGGCTGTTCAGCAAGAGCCTATGCTGTTGGCCGAGGCTCCGGCGCAAACCATGACCGATGCTGGCGCGGCTGGCTATGGCGTGTCTCCCATGTTCGGAAAACAGGCCGATCGGCCCAAAACTGGGGAAGCCGCGGCTGAAGCCACCATGACCGTTGGCAGCGCGCTTGCTGGCGCATTGCCTGCTGGTCTGGGCGGCATTGCCAAACTGATTGCCACGCAAGACCCAAATAAGGCCGTAGCAGCAATTGAAGACCTGATGCAGGCGTTCACCTATATCCCCAGGACTCCAGAAGGCCAGAGGCAGGCTGAAGCGCTTGCACAGTCATTGCAGCTGCTCGGCATCCCGGCAGAGTGGGTTGGTGACAAGGTGCTGGAAATGACCGGCTCTCCGCTGGCGGCTACCGCGGCCAATGTGGCGCTTGACCCTTTGAATTTAGCGCTGTCACCGGCAGCGGGTAAAGTGGCGAAATCTGCTGCGCGATCAGCAAAGCGCGCCCTCACTTCTGGACAATAACGATGGCAATTCAACCGATTGAACAGCGCCTTGACAGCATGACTGTCAGCGCGGATGTGGACAAGATTCCAACCACCATGCCGAATACGCCGGACATGGAGAATCTTGCTGCACCGCAAGATGACACGCAAGAAGAGCTGATCCAGGTTGCTGGTGTTGGCTCTATCGGTAAAGTTCTTGCCCCGCTGACGAAAAAGGGCGCTCGGGCTGCGAAAGAACCTGTCATTACCCGCCCTGATCCGATTGCCCCGCCTGCGGCAGCGCCAGCCGCAGCAGCTGCTCCTACGGCCACACAGGCCAAGACTGTGACTGTTCAGCCGACCCGGCCTGTAGACATCACCGATGTCAACGCGGTTGTGAAAGAGCGTGAGCGGATGCTGGACATTGACACCAGGATCGCTGAAGGAGAGCCGCAGGCAAGACCGCCGGAGGTTCCGATCTCCAGCATGTGGACTGACAATGACGGACTCGCTGCGACCATCAACGCAGCCGGAACCAGGGCCGCGCAGCAAGAGCCGACAATGTCACTGCGTAGCATCTACATGCAGGCGATCAACGCTGGCGTACCTGAGTCATTCCTCAAGAGGACGCTGGCCGGTGAAAGCATGGATGTCACCGTTGGCAGCAGCCAGCTTGCAAAGCAGATTGCTGGAGCCGTATTCGCGCATGATGAAAGCGCGAAGGTGCTTGATGATCTGATGGAGAAGATGGCAACTGGCACTCTGAGCGATGTAGGAAAGTTGGACTTGCGGATGCGCCTTGCCCAGCATGACATCTTGGTCAAGCAGTTGAAAGGCATGCAGACAGATGTCGCTCGGTCACTGAATGTGTTCAAGCGCGTTCAAGACGCTGGACCTGGGCTTGATGCAACTGCTACCAGGAAAGCGCTTGATGAACTTGGCGCGCAGCAATCCGATGCCGTTCTGTACCAGTTGGCCGTTGACTACCTTGAGTCTCCGACACGCGCTGGCAAAAACAGGCTGCTTGAGGCTGGCCTTGGCGCAAAAATGCGCGATGTCTGGTTTCATGTTTACCAGAGCAATTTGCTCAATGATCCTGTGACGCATGCCTACAACATTGTTGGCACTGCGGTGTTTGGCGCGATGGCTCCGATAGAGAGGACGCTTGCGTCTGGCCTCGGCCTTGCAAGGCAGCTTGTGCCTGGCGCGGAAGCAGAGCGCTATCACCTGTCTGATGTCTTGGCTGGATTGACCGGGGTCAAGAACGGATTCCTTGACGGCTGGGAACTTGCTGTCGATGCCATGCGGCGCGGCGGTGATTCTAAGTTCACAGACTCAGGCAAGGCCGTTGCCAATCCACTGTCAGCAGAAAACCTGTCAGATACGCCTTTGCGGTTGTTTGGCAAGGAAGTGTGGCGCACCCCTGATCTGACCGACTCATTCATTGGCAAGGTGATTGACGGCCTCGGGCTTGTGCATGACATCTCATTCCGTGGGCTGAAGGCTGGCGATGAACTGGTTGGTGCAATCGTCGCAAGGTATCAACTGCATCAAGAGGCATGGCGCTTTGCAAACACTGAGTACGATAGGCTTGTCAAAGCTGGCTTGACACCTGACGCAGCAAGAACAGAGATCGATGCAAAGCTTGCTCAGTTCCTGACCGAGCGTCCAGCGCAGATTCAAGAATCAATCGAAGGCATGCGGAACATGGTTACGCTGCAAGAAAAGATTGACAAACATGGCGCGCTTGGCGAGACATACTGGTGGTCAAATCAGATTCTGAACCTGGCCCCGGCCAAGGTGTTCGTGCCATTCTCAAAGACGGTGACCAACCTGTTCATTGAAGGTTCAAGCTACATCCCTGTTTTGAACATGCTGAGTCCACGCTTTTATAACATGTGGGAGCAGGGCGGCAAACAGCGCGATGCGGCCATTGCGCGCTTGGCTATGGGCGGCAGCGCCGTCACAGGAGCAGCGTGGCTTTCCCTGGACAACAGACTCACAGGGTCAGGGCCGTCACAGACAGAGGACAGGAAGGCGCTTGAAGAGATGGGCTGGCAACCGTATTCGCTGGTCTTTGACCGCGGGGAAATCTCCGAGAAAAACATCGCCGCACTTCAGAACATCACCAAGGTTGGCGTTGGACCGGACAAGGTCTATGTGTCATTTGCAAGGTTTGACCCTGTATCGATGGTCCTTGCAATGGGCGCTGACATGGCTGATGCGGCCAAGTTTGACCGCCACCCAGAGCGCGACGAGTTCACCAACATGGCGATGGCTGGCATGGTTGGCGTTGGCGAGTACATTGGCAATCTGCCATTCATGCAGGGCGTTGGCGAGTTGCTGGCGATCGCTCGGTCACGCAGCACTGACACTGGTGACAAGATGGTGGAGATCATGGGCGGCATATCGCGCCAGTTCGCCAACTTCGTCTACACCGGCACACCTGGTGCTGGCCTGTCAAACAGCACTTTGATGGGCCACATTGAGCGCATGACCGATCCGACGAAATCAAACATCATGTCTCCGGTGATGGATCAGCCGCCATTCATCCGTGCGTTCTACGAGGCGCGGCAGAAGGTGATGTCTCGCATCCCTGGCTTGTCCAAGGATGTGCCTCCGCTGCTGGATAGCCTTGGCCGCGAGGTGAAGGTCAAGAATCGTGGACTTGATTATTGGGTCAACTGGGCTCCAATCATTCAAGCGACAGAGGGCAAGTTCTCAGAGACTGACGCGCTGCTAGCCGAGTTGAACTTTGGCATAGCGGAACCGAGCAAGGTCTGGGATGGAGTTCGGCTTTCTGCTGACCAGTACAACCGATTCAAGAAACTGTACGGCCAGGAAATCCTTGATGACGGCATGAACCTTGAGCAAAGGATTCCCATCGAGGTCCGTCGAGCAGAAGCAGACTCTGATGCCGCTGGAGAGCCTTTGCTCATTGGAGACAAGCAAAAAATAATTTCTCAAGTTGTTGAGCGGTATCGAAGCCTTGCCAAGGCCAGGATGATCGGTGACAAAGAAGGTCTTCCTGTAGATGTCGGCATGCCTGATATTCGCCTTGAGTTTGAAGACCTTGCGACAGCTATCAAAAAGAAGCAAGAAACTACCAGAGTTTTTGGCAAGTAATTTTTAGGGAATTGACATGGCAAACTATCCAATAAGCAATGTAACGCGGCGCGTTGTCTACACTGGCTCTGCCGGTGTTGGTCCGTATGCGTTCAGCTTTGAGATCATCGAGAACACGGATATTGCCGTGTACAAGAATGATGTGCTGCTGACACTGACCACCAACTACACGGTGACAATAAATGCCAATGGCACTGGCTCGGTCACTCTGGTAAGCGCAGCCACCAGCGCTGACAACATCACGATTGTCGGGGCCAGGGCAGTAGAGCGCACCACTGACTTCTCGACTGGTGGCGATCTGTTTGCCAATACCATCAACGAGGAACTGGACAGTGAGGTGATCCTGATCCAGCAGGTGGCAGAATCTAATGATCGTGCGATCAAGGCTCCTGTCACCGATCCGACCACGATTGACATGACGCTGCCAGCCAAGGCCACTCGCGCCTACAAGCTGCTGGCATTCGACGCTGACGGCAATCCGATTGCTGATGAGCATATTGGAACGAACCGCGGCAACTGGGCCACATCGACGGTTTACTATGTGCGCGATCTGGTGAAAGACACCAGCAACAGCAACATCTACCAGTGTCTTGTCGAGCATACATCCAGCGGATCACAGCCGATCAGCACCAATACGGACTCTGCCAAGTGGAGCCTGGTGGTCAATGCGGCTGCTGCTGCTGCAAGCGCTGCGGCTGCTGCAACCAGCGAAACCAATGCTGCTGCATCTGCAACGCTGGCTAATGATTGGGCTACCAAGACATCTGGCACTGTTGCTGGCGGCGAGTACTCTGCCAAGTACCATGCAACGGCAGCATCTTCCAGCGCGTCTACGGCCTCCACAGCGGCTACCAATGCAAGCAATGCTCAGACTGCTGCTGAAGCGGCGCGGGATCAGACTCTGGCTTCGTTTGATAGTTTTGATGACCGCTACCTTGGTTCCAAGACCAGCGACCCAACGCTAGACAATGACGGAAATGCTCTGCTGGCTGGTGCGCTGTACTTCAACAGCGTCAGCGGCGTGATGAATGTCTACACTGGCAGCGCCTGGGTTGCTGCCTATGTATCTGGTACTGGCTTCCTGTCAGCTGCCAACAACCTGTCTGATCTTGCCAGCGCCGCAACGGCTAGGACCAACCTTGGTGGGACTACGGTTGGCAAGGCGGTGTTCATTGCTGCTGATGCTGCCGCCGCCAGGACTGCCATTGGTGCTGTGATTGGCACGGATGTCCAGGCGTATGACGCAAACACGGCAAAGCTGAATGTGGTGCAAAGCTTCACGGTGGCGCAACGCGGCACGGCCACGGCACTGACCAGCACCTCGGCATCGATTGCTGTAAACCTGGCGCTGGCAAACAACTTCACGCATACCTTCACCGAGAACACCACGCTGGCTAACCCGACGAACATTGTGGCCGGTCAGTCTGGAGTGATTGTGTTCACGCAGCATGCAAGCAGCCCAAAGACTCTGGCCTTTGGCAGCTACTGGAAATTCCCAGGCGGCACTGCGCCTACTGTGACTGCAACCAATAGCGCTGTTGACACGCTTGCGTACTATGTGGAGAGCAGCACCAGGATAACGGCTCGGTTGCTTGGAGATGTCAAATGATTATCCCTGGCAGCGCTAACCCGCTACTGATGGGTGGAGATGACGGCTATCAGATCAGCCGCAGTGTGCGTACTCGCGCTAGTGCTAGTGCGTATTTCAATCGAACTTTGACTACGCCAACAGGAACGACTAAATGGACTTGGAGTGGCTGGGTAAAGCGTGGATCGTTGGGTTCTGCTCAAACTATTTTTAGCGGAAGCAGTGATGTCAACAACTGGGGATATTTCGGTTTTTTGTCCGGCGATACGTTGACATTTAGCCAAGCAGATGCGGGATCAGTTACATCAACTGTTACCACTACTCAAGTATTCCGTGATCCTTCAGCTTGGTATCACATCGTTGTTGTGTTTGATACGACTCAAGCAACATCTGCAAACCGGTTGCAAATGTATATCAATGGTTCTTTAATCACAGCATTTGGCACTGCTTCTTATCTCGCTCAAAATACTGCGTCAAGAATTAACACGGCAAATGCACATCAGATTTATAGATACTTTTCTGCCGCCAACTATGTTGATGGTTATCTTGCAGAAACTTATTTCATCGACGG